ATTCGTGTATATTTTTTTTGTAAATCAACATTAGATATGGCCGGTGGTGAGGGAGCGAGAATCTGCATCGACGCCATTGGAGCACAGGAGCCCTACCTCCTGTCGAAGAAACCCGAGGACGGTGAGTTCTTCTACGAAAGTAAGAGACACTCTGAGTTTTCAAAGTATCACCGGAGCACGTTGGTGAAGAATCCGGGGGGCAAGGCGTCGTGGCCCTTCGGGGAAACCCTCAAGGTGGAGTTCAGACCACAAGACAGGGGTGACCTCCTGTCGAACATGTGGGTGTCCATCACCCTCCCCGGTCTCATCGGTGGAAAGAATTACACAGACCAAATCGGGAGACACATCGTAAAGTCAGTCACCATGAGAATTGATGAAAATATTTTGGAGAAATACCACGCCGATTGGGGTATCATCAACGATGAATTGTACCTGGAGATGAGTGAAAAAGTCGCCAACCGGTTCATGGTCAATCGGAGCTTGGCCTTCGATTCCACGGAACTCAACGAGAACGACGTCGTGAGCGCATACGAGTCCGAAATCCTCATACCCATCAACATGTTCTTCAGTCGGAAATATGCCACGGACGAGTACTCCGGGAACAATCCCAATAGACCATACTTTCCCCTCTGTGGGTGTCACAAACAGAAAATCATCTTTGAATTTGAATTCTTCCCACAACAATATTTCTGTGACGCCGACTCACAAGTGTTGTCCCTCACGGAGTTTAACATTATCACCGAGGAAATCACCGTGACCAGGGAGGAAAGGTTGTACCTACAAAAAGTTCCACAAACCTTTGTCACGGACATCGTCACCCAACATCCGGTGACAGACACGGTACCCGGTGACACCACACTGACCCAACAACTCGTCCCGAACATTCCAGTCAAGGCCATCCACTGGTTCTTCAGGGACAAAAGGTTCGAACAAGAAAATGTCATCAAAGCTGCCGGGGAGACGGACGAAGGGAAATTCTTCTGCCACAACCGGTACAACTTTTCGAGGGCGGACGATTTCGACGAACTCAACACCTTCTTCGTGCCAGTCATGAAGGATGCCAAATTTTACGTGAAAGGTAACCGGTTCCCGAACACTACCACCACAGACCACAACTTTTTCAAATACCTCGTGCCCTTCCAAAAGAAATTGGCGCGCCCGGTGAGGAACATTTACACTATGAGCTTCTCGATGAACCCACTCGTCGTGGAACCATCGGGGAGCTTGGATTTTTCGACACTCACGGGGAATAAAACCACCCTGGAGTGTACTCTCGAGTCGGGACTCACAGAGACGTATGCGCTACACATGTATTACACCGGGTACGTCGTTTTTAAAATAGAAGACGGTAAACTCGCGATTCATCCGCAGAATGTGCAAGAGGTGGAGGCCGATCCGGAAGCCCCTCTCACGGAACACGAAGCCCTGTCGGTACTCGCCCTCGCCGAACCATCCATCGGCATCGCGAGTGAAAATATTTCCTTCGCCGACAAGATTCGGAGAAAGATTCCACCTCACTTGTTGAAGAGGGTCAGGCGATTATTTTCCATGTAGGTGAGGATGCCACTCCGGATCACCCACCGGATGAAATTCAACTGCGCGAGGGTCGTCTGAATCTCCACGTCCGTCCCCGGTATCCGGTAGGAAATCTTCGAGGAACGACAGAAAGGATCGAAGAACGCTTACTGAAACCGTTCAGGGTGCTCTTGTACGCGCAGTGCACTGTGAAAATCTTGCCATCCTTCGGGTAGTTTGTCAAATTCTTCTTCGCGTAGTTCGTGATGAACCACTCGATGCTACGGAGGGACGGTGAGCCGTTCTTCTTGTTCAAGACGTTGATGAGCGTCTCCCGGTGGGTGGGGTCGCTGTAAAAGTCGTTGATAGAAGCGAAAAGCAATTCTGATTTTGTAGTCATTACCCTAACATGTCGTCTAAATCTTTAAACCCGGAGTCCATCATTTTATCGCACTCCGGACATCCACACACAAACCCCACGGAGGGATCGTGGGTGTGGAGGTTCGAATGCACCCTGGGAACCGGTGTGGGCACCGTGGCCTTCTTCTGGTACAGGTGAAGTTTGCAGTATCCCTCGTATGGCCCCTCACGCGTGCAACACGCCCCGTCCTTCTTCACCCCCCGACACTTGGTTCCACCCGAACCGGTGCGCACGTCGGGAATCAGCGCCATCACGTCCATCTTGTTGAGGTTGTACGTGCGACACACCCGGTCAGCAAATTCTCTACACGCGTCATTCACCGAATTTTGAACACTCTCCTCGAAACAATCAATCAGTTTTTTCGGAATCTGTTGTTCCATCCTTAGCCTTACTTTTGTTTGTCTCATAATTTTTAAATAGGGAATCAATCGTGGTCTGCGGTTGCTTCTTTTTCGGTTTCGCCCTCGGGGGTTTGTACCGGTTCGTAATCTCACCGAAGATTTCCTGTTTGGCACCGGGGACCAGGGGCTCGAGCAGATCAGACACCGGTGTGAGAAACTTATTGAGGTAGTAATAGTGATAGTCGATCGGGATATTGTTTTCCAAGACGTATTTCGGATCTTCACTCTTCTCGAAAGCCTTCGCCCGGTGACCGCCCTCGGTTTTCGTGAGGAGGAAAGGCACCCGATCGCCACTCCTCGGCTCCGATCCAGGTTTTCTTTCCCTCATCTTGTGCATCACCTGCACGTGCGCCATGCTTATGTCCGCGCTCAGGTAACGACCGTGTTCGTCCGTTTCCGTGATGCTCACCGGTTTTCCCTTCACCTTGTACGTGTCCGACAGGGACTGTGAGAGAATTAATTTGTCGTGTGGGACGTCTCCGGTGAGGAGTTCGAGCGCCCTCTCCCTCGCCAACTCCACCGCAGGCTTCGCGTCTTTGCTCTCCAAGATGATGTTCAGGAGTTCCTTGCACACCTCCCGAACGTGGGGGGTGTTATCTCTCCGGACGAGACTCAAACCCTTCACATCCACGTAATCCATGTGCATCTCACCATCCTTTCCCTTGGTCCACAGTTTGGCCGCGTATCTTTTCTTACTGTAGAGGATGTATGGGTAGTAGACTTTCTCCAACTCCAAATCGTTTGGTTTCTTGAAGAGAGCCGTACACTCCTCGGCCGCCTTTTCTCCCAATTGCCAACTGTACTCCACGGCGTCCATACCGGTTCGACCCTTGCAATCAAACTCAACCATGACTGAGTCCGTGTCCCCGTACCTCACCCTCGCACCCGGAAAATTCTTTTCCACGTACTGCTTTGTTTCGTCGATCATACTCCTGCCCTTGGCCGTCGTCGTCGCTGCGATCTCGCAACATGGGAGGATCCCGGACTTGACACCGGTGAAGCCATACATACTGTTCATACTCACCTTGTAAGCCAATTGACGACCATCGTAAATCTTCTTCATGAAACCCGTGGCCGCGGCCATGTCCTTCTTGGCCTTTTTCCGGAAAGCCTTCAACTCGTTCAGAATTTCGGGGAGGATGCTCGGCACGTTTTGGGCGAACCGGCACGTGACCCCACCCACGTCGAACTCCTCGTATTCCACGCCGGGCACGTTGGCGTACACCGGATCCTTCACCAAGGTGGAGTAACACAGATTGTGAGCCATCATGATGGATGGATACAGGGAGGCGAAATCGAGGGCAGTGATGGGATTGTAGTACGCCCCAGTCTGTGCCTCCAAGACCGTGGCGCCCACGTAATTTTCTGGAATGACTATTTGCTCCTTCCCGAAATATGTCTTCTCAGTTTTGTAATCTTTGTAAATCGTGGGAACTTTAAAACCCAACTCCTTGGCCTTTTTGGTGAGTTGAGAGAACACTTTGATTTGCTGTCCACGGGTGACGAGGAAATCAATGGGCACCCACGTGGCGTTCGCCATCTCCAGGAGATTCAGGAGCGTACACAGACGCTTCATCAACCGGTGAGGCAAAAGCGTGTCTTTGATGCAGTACTGCGCCACCTCCATCAACTCGTGGGGTGTGCCCTCCCTGTATCTCCGGAACATCTCGTGGGGTGTCATGTCAATCTTGGCGTCACCCAAATACAACTTACTCACATAGTTCAGGCTGTAACTATCCAATTTATATCCCTTCTTCACCTCCTGAAACAGATCAAACACGAATCGACCGCTCATGGGTAACAGGAGGAGGACGTTATCCCCGAGAGCACTCGAAGACAATATTTTTTCCTGTAACTCAGATTGTTGTCCCCGGAGACGACCGAGGTAAAAGAACTTTCTCGCCTGCAACATCACCGCTCTCCGGTAGAGATACTGAAGATCGAAGCCAAAGATGTTCCATCCGGTGAGGATGTCGACGTTGTTATCGTGGACATACTGCGTGAACGCCTCCAACAATTCCTTCTCCGTGTCGTAACTCACGATTTCCCCAGACTCGGGATCCGGTGCC